CGCCCATTGTAATGGTGTTAACGTATCCGTTAGCGTCAGTTGTAGTGCTTACGACTTGGCTCTTTTGCGTTACCCAAACTCTACGGTTTACACCGCCAACTTGGTTTTCTTTCTCGCATCCTTGTCCGATGCTATCTAATATGTCTATGCAATCTGCCATTTTATGTTTTATTTAAGATATTAAAAGGGGGATTTGCACCCCCTTAATTTTTTTTAGAAACCTGCGATTACGTTCAAGTCACCGTAGCCATATTGGTAGTCAATCATGGCGCTAGCTGGTGAAAATACTTTGTCCTCTTTACGGTCGTAGAACGGCTCGATGCTTTCAAAACCGCTTCCATCAATCATGATGTGGTGGTTTGTAGGCAAAGTCAAGATAACACGGTTCGGGTCGGTTACACTTGGAGGTGAACCTGCTGTTCCGTAAAGTGCTAAACCTCTGTCAACGTAGTTAGCGTTAATCATTGGAATACCTTGGTAAGAGATGCCAGTCACACCATTTTGAAGCGATGCTCTGTCAATCAAGTTACCGCCTACTGCTGTGTTGATTTGCAAGAAACGAGACCATGCTTCATAAACTTTTTGAGTAACAATGAACGCTTTAGTTCCGTTGTCAAAAGTTTTAAGCAAATCGCTTTGTGCTGTGTAGATACCATACAAAGTACCTTCGATGTTTGTCAAAGACAAGTCGCTGTCAGTGATTGTACCTGCATCAACCGTTCCGTCATTTGCGGCTACACCTGCTAAAAGTTTTTGATAAACACCATCCATACCGCTAAGGAAGTTAGTAGTAGATGAAGTGTCAGCAAGGAACAAAGCGTAAAGTAAGTTAGTGTTGAAAGCGTTTGACTGCTTAGTTACGATACGGTCAACAATCTCTGGAGTAAGTTCACCTTTTCTCCAACCATCTGGAAGGCTATCGCCCCAAATAGATTTTACGAAGTCGGTGTAGCATTGCTCAAAAGAGAAATCCAACTCATAAGGATCAAGTGCCTTTTTAGTAATTGGCGTTCCTGTTTTGTAATCCCATCCACAAGTCGCCTTGATAGTTGGTGCATCTGTAAATTCAGCATCAAAGTATAGTTCTTTGCCGATTTTACCAAAGTGAATTGTGAACGGTAAAGCGTTAATCTTTGGGTCGTTCAATAGCGGTTTATAGAATACCTCATATGGTATCGAACCGTTTGCTGGTAGTGCTGTTACTGCGTTTGCCATGTCTTATTTTTTTTGTTTTTTGTTTAAAAATTTATTTGTTTTCCTTTTCGGCTCTACGTTTAGCGATTACTTCCATTGCTGAAAGTTTAGGCGCATCTTGGTTAGTGTTATTTGATTGACCTGCTTCGGCTTTGAAGTTCTTGCCAGTTACAAGTAACGCTTCAAAAGACTTCACCTTAGTTGCAAGTGCTACGATTTCGTTCTTAGTGTCGTTAATCAAAGTTTCTTTTTCGTTTACGATTTCTTCTTTAGCGGCAAGTTGTGCTTTCAAATCTTCGATTTGTGCGTTTGCCTCTTTTAGTTTCGCATCTTCAACTTCAACTTCAACTTCTGTTACCGCTGTAACTACACCCTCTGCAACGGTGTAAGTAGCTGTATCTACAACGTAATCACCATCTGCTAACGGTGTCAACATTGTTTCGTCTTCGAATACAAGTGTACCCTCAGTAAGTGCTGAACCATCAAAGTGGATTACTTTGCCGTCAATAGTTTCGGTCATTGCTGCCTTAAATAGTTTTGATGTGAGTTTAGCTAGGAATGATTTTATTCCTGTCAACTCGGCTTTAATTTCGGTTGTTTCTGCCATGTTAATTGTTTTATTGTTAGTGTTTAAATACGCTGCTATTTTGTACTTGGTGAACGCCTTTATTTCGCCACCCATGATTTCATCTGCGAAGCCTAGTTCTATTGCTTCACTTGCTGTTAGTGTTGTTTGACGGTCTAAGATTGGTTTCAAATCTTCGGTGCTTTTGCCTGTGATAGCTGAATACAAATTAACTATCTTATTTTCCGCACGTTTCAAATCTTCTGCTAGTGCTTCCAAGTCTTTTGCTTCCATTGCGTTTGGTGCATCGGGCATCCAGAAAGGATTGTGAACAAAGAACTCGCTATTAGCGTACATTTTTCTTTTGCCCTTTTTACCTGCTTGGAATATCACCGTAGCTATTGAGCCACACATACCGTTTACTATTGTGTTAACCGTAAACGGCAAAGCCATTAAACGGTCATGAATTGCAAAGCCTTCTGTTACTGAACCGCCACCGCTATTGATAAACACATTTAGTTCTTCAATATCTTGGTGCTCGTCAATGAAATTGTTTAACGTAGTCAAGTCAAAAGACGCTTCATCAAAGAAACCTTGTTGACCGATATAACCGTTAATGTAAAGCGTTGCGCTGTTCATGATACAAATATCAATAGAATAATAATAAAAAATTGCTCGTGTCCTATTTATTATATAGATTTGTCCTAAAATTTTAACCATGTCAATCCGAAACAAATACATCAGTGCATCAGTTACATTCCTACTATGCTATTTACTTTCTGCCTTTATTGGTGCTAATTTTAACCCCTTACAATGGTCGGAGTGGGTTAGATTGTTTTTCATTGTAGCCTTGTTTGTTCCTAGTCAACTAACGAAAACTATTGCAAATGGAAAGTAAAAAAGAATACAACAGAAAATATCCAAAGCAATTAAAAACTCAGTTTACTGCGTTTTGGTGGGAGAAGATTGAGAACCACTGTAAAAATCAAGAACATCCAATCCACATTGCTAAGTTTGTTCGTGAAGCCACTATTGAGAAGTATAATGAAATTTACAACTCCGATAAATTAACCGATTGATTTCGGTTATTCACAAAATTAGTGAACTCATCGTAAACAAGTTTCGGCTGTGGCATCTTTGCTATGCTATCGCTAACCATCTTTGCCATTGTACTAGCGTTGTTAACCTCGTTACTCATTGCCCTATCACTATACCCTCCGTCCGTTGTAGGTATGTAGCCTGTGGCGAATTTTCTATTGCCTAATTGGAAGTTTGGTCTGTTACCAACCGCCATTTCCATCTGCGCTAATACTGGTGCAAATCGCTCGGTTGCTTTGGCTGTCATTACACTTTCACCACGTGATAACCTTGCATCTATGCTGTCGCTCGTTGCTGTTCCTGGTCCATCTAATCCGATTACACCTGTGGCGAATTTTGGAGGTTGTTTACTTGCTATCATTCCAATTTGAACTGCTGAAAATGCTGCTGCTAATGCTGCAAATAACGGACCTGTAACCGTACCAACTAAAGGGATTGAAGCACCCGAAGTATAAGCCGCTAAAGTGGCGTTTATACCTTGCATTACTGCCGTTGCTAATTGTATAGCTTTGTTTTCTTCAAATTGTTTACGCTTCAACTCCGCACTTTGTTTAGCATATTCTTCCTCGCTTAATGCACCACTTTTTAAAGCCGCATCAAGTTCTTCTTGTTTACGTGCCGTTACCTCGCTAAGTATATCAGATATTGAACCGATAGTATTCAACGCTCCCCCTACAATACCTTGTATAGCCTGTATTTGCTCGGTTTGTATTTCTTCTGCTGTCTTTGCAGTTGACTTAGTTAATTTAGTTCCTTTTTCAGCGTACTTTTCTTTTATCGCTAATAACTCCTTTTGCTTTATTTCTTCAATTTTTACCTCGCTTAATCCTAATGCTCTTAGGTCTTCAATACGCTTTTCAAAAGCCAACTCAAATAAAGCCTCCTCCTGCTCTTGACCACTTAATAAAGTTTTTATTCTTAACTCTTCTAAAAAGGCATTACGGTCTGCAATTTTATTTAATCGGTTGACTTCATCTTGTTCTGCTTTCTCTTTATCAGAAATAGCTTTAGCGTCTGCAATAGCTTTTTTAGCCGCTGCGTCTGCTGCGTCTTTATCACGTTTTTCTTTTTCCTTTGCCCTTTTATCTGCCGCCTTTTGCGCTTCGGCTTCGGCTTTTTCAATTATCTTATTACGAGCATTAATCATTTTCTCGGAGAACTTATTTAATTCACCCTCTAATGATTGACGTTCTAATAAAGCTGTTTGGTATAATTTTAATTCTTCATCGGTTAATCCTTTTGTATCTTCAAGTCTTTTACGCAACGCTAATGACCTTTGAGTGTCCTCCTCCGCTAATATTTTTAATTCGGCATCAGATATTTCTAACTTTGCTTTTAGTGCTTTGGCTTGATTGTCTATTGAGATAACATTTCGCACGTTTGCTTTCCCAAAAATATCACGCTCCAATGCCTCCGCTTTCTCAATTAATTTAAGCCTATCTTCCTCGCTTTTAGTTCTATCTTTTGATGCAATTATTAAGGCATCAACTTGTGCACGACCTTTGGCTTGTGATATATTAAATGCGCCTTGTGTGTCCTCTAAATCACGAAGGACGTTTAATAAATTCATTGACGAGTTAACTATATCGTCAATACTTCCACCAGTTACTATTGCTCTAAATGCTGCGCCCAAAGCTGTTGTGCTATCCTCAACCGCATCAGCTACTGGTTTAAAATTTTCAAATACGGTTATAAGGGATTGAATACCCATTATAATCAACGGCAAACCTGTTGTAGCTAGTGCCGCAC